CCCAAAAGAGCTTGCCAACAAACTGGATGAAATCGTCCCGGATGAATGCGGCATTATCGTATACAACAGCTGGGTGCACTTTGATGTACGCTTCAGCAAATACAGAAAGGGGATGTAACAATGGAACGCATCAGAAACAAGCAGTAAACGAATGGCGAATGACCTGGAAAAGGAGAAATAGCAATGAAATCGTGGAACGTACGAGACCAGACCAAAAAGCAAATTGTGGACGAAACAGAAAAAACAAATAAAGGAGTGAAATAATGGCACACAGAAGCGGGGCGGGTCGAGGTGACCAGAAACGCTTTACCCAGACTGCAAAACGGGTAAAAAACATCAACGTAAGACCGAAAATCTCACGCGGCGGCATCCGACTGTAAGCAATACAAACAAAAAAAGGAGGTGACTTAATGGCATTAATCAAAGTCAAGGACATTAAGGAAGCAATTGCGCTGATGATGAAAATCCTTGAAAAACTCGATGAAATCTACCACGCACTGAAGGATGCAAACAAAGAGTAAAGGAGAAAAACATGAAACTGAAATTCTATTCATTCCACGATGCACTGACCAACGGCTATTCTCAGCCGTTCTTGCAAAACAACAGAGCACAGGCGGTCCGAACGGCACGATGGAAGGCCAACGAAAGCAAGCCGAACGAAATCGAAGATATCAGCCTCGTTGAATTGGGCGAGTTCGACACTGAAACGGGCTACATGAGCGAAGCAATGCCTGAACACATCGCACGACTCATCGATCTGAAGGAGACGGACAATGTTAAATCCTGAAACACTGGTAAGGTACTACGGGATGCCAACCGAACGAGTGGCAAACAATCCGGGTAGCAAGACCGCACCAACATGGAAAGCAGTAAAGCGACCGAACGGCACTACCGACTACATCGAGCAGCCGAACGAAAACACATACGAAAAAATCCAGCGAGCCGGCGAGGGCTACGACCTTGCAAGCGCAATAGCACGACTGGAAGCGGGAGATACCAGCATCAAGGCTAAGAGCATAGTATACACCGAAGGCACAGACCTCGAAAATCTGCCGAAGGATATCATGACGATGCACGAAAAAGCCGAAGCTGCAGCCGAAACAATGGAACAGCTGAAACAGATGCAGCAGACCGAACAGCCGAAGCCGAAAGAGGAAGAGAAGAAGGAAGAGGTGAAGGACAACGAACCGAAACAGTGAGAATCATTTCGCGCAAGTGCCGCGAATGAATCGACCGAGAAGCAAATTTGACCGGAGTCACCAGCTCTTAACGACCATCAACGAAGGCGACTTGGTACCCATCTACTGTGATGAAGTACTTCCTGGCGATACAGCAAAAGTACAACTAAACGGACTTATCCGTATGAGTACACCCATCTATCCAATCATGGATAACTGTTACATGGACACCTATTTCTTCTTTGTTCCGTGCCGTCTGCTCTGGGACCACTGGGAAAATATGTTCGGCGAGAACGACACTGACTACTGGGCAGAAAAAACCGAATACAGCACGCCGACTTGCACATTTGGAGAAGCAAAAGGAATCCAAAACGGAAGCATCGGCGATTATTTCGGACTGCCTACGAACATAGACAAAAAAATCAAAGTGAACGCGCTGCCGGCACGCGCCTACGCAATGATTTACAACGAATGGTTCAGAGATGAAAACCTTGAAGCACCGTTAATGCTAGGCTATAAAAAAACCGACGATGGCGGCGTACCGGCAGGCGATGGAACGACAGATATCAAATACAGCGCCAATGACCCGGAAAAAACAACAAACATGAACGAAGGGGCACTATACGGAATGAAACCGGCAAAGGCCGGAAAATTCCACGACTACTTCACATCGTGTCTTCCTTTCCCGTTAAAAAATGAACCTGTGGAAATCAGCCTAGCAGGTGATGCACCAGTACAATTAAAGGATGTAGATGGAAACCTATACTTAGAAAAATCTATCTTCTTTAACACAGCGGCAGGCACTGAGCATAAAAACTACGTATTCAATCAAAACATGACAACGCTGCCGAATCCGAAACAATACGCAAACATTATCGGAACGGACAGAACCGGCGAAACGGGTAGGCAAGCAATCCTATCAACAGACCTAACCGGAGCGAGCGCAATCAACATTCAGGATCTGCGCATGGCAATCGCCTTGCAGCACATCTTTGAAGCAGATGCACGCAACGGCACGCGCTACCGCGAGTTCCTTTCCGGCACGTGGGGCGTGACAAGCCCAGACAGTCGGCTTCAGATTCCTGAGTACATCGGAGGGCAGCGAATCGCAATCAATGTCAATCAAGTAGTCCAGACGAGCCAGACGGACACGACAACCGGGCAGGCACTGGGCAATACTGCAGCATACAGCCTAACCACATGCAGCAAGCAAATGGTGGACTATGCAGCAACTGAATACGGCTACATCATCGGTCTGGCAGTGGTACGAGTAGAGCACAGCTACCAGCAAGGACTTGCGACCAAGTGGACACGTGGCGGACGATTCACCTACTACGACCCGCGCCTTGCAGCACTAGGCGAACAGCCGATATATAACCGTGAAATCTATGCACAGGGCACGGACGAAGATAACGAAATCTTCGGATACCAAGAAGCATGGGCGGACTACCGCTATAAGCCTTCCTACGTAACCGGAGAAATGCGGTCTAACTATCAGACCAGTTTGGACGCATGGCACTATGCGGACAATTATAACAAACTCCCACGTCTCTCGGCGGAGTGGATTCAGGAAGGAACAGAGAACATTGACCGAACGATTGCAGTAACGAGCGCAAAAAGTCACCAGTTCCTGTGTGACTTCTACTTCACAGAAGACTGGTATCGCGAGATGCCGATCTACAGCATTCCTGGCATCGAAAGAATCTAAAAAAGGAGGAAGCCCCGCAAAAGCGGGGCTATTTTTGAATGGAAACATTGTTAAGCTTTATGCCATACCTCATGCAAGGATTAAGCATGTTAACAGGCATCATAACAAACAGCAACCAAAGCAGCGCCAAGAACAACCAAGGAGCCGGAAGCGAGAGCAGCACAGGCAACGAGACCACAACCGGCAGTATAACGGGACCACAGCAAATCGGAGCAACACAAATCAGCACGCCAACAGGCGTCACAATGTTCGGGAATCAGAGCAGTGTAAACACCGCAAACGCGCTGCAAATGATGAGCGGACTGCTAAGCAACCTTGCGAATGCCGGAAGCCAAGCAAGCGCCAAGAAGTACAACAGTGCAGAAGCAGCAGCAGAAAGAGCGTTTCAGAAGGAAATGCGCGGGACAGCCTATCAGGATACCGTAAAAGACATGATTGCAGCGGGCATCAATCCTATTCTGGCAGCGACCAACGGCGCGACAACATCGACATCCGGAGCATCTGCAAACATTGGAAGCCAACGTTATAACCAGCAGAGCGCACAGGCCGCAAGCGTATCCGCAATGTACGAATACGGCAACAACACGGCAGAGCTGGCAGACAAATACTTACAGCTGGCAAAACAGAGCACCAGCGCAAAACAGTTTAAGAGTGCGAAAAGCTGGGAACAGGCAGCGAGCGAAATGGCAACATCAAGCGCAAAACAGGCGCAACAGTACACCTATGCAGCTAACAAGCTGGGCGCAGGACTTGCAGGAGCAGGAAAAGCAGCAAAAGACGCGGTAAAAAAAGCTGGAAAAGCAGTCAAAGAAAGCACTGACAAGGCAGCAAAAAGATATGCAGACAAACAGATTGAAAAATACCAATCTGGACAATTTGACGCATACAGAGGAGATTAACCCTTTCCGCGCAAAGCTAAGGCTTCCCCAACACAGGGGACACCAGACAAGCGGCAACCAAAACATAATCATGTATAGACAGGGGGGCCGCAAGATTGATTTGCGGCCCCCCTTGCGTCGCGCCCCCCTACGCGGGTGGCTGCCGCTGTAGTAAGGCAAACAATCTATTATCACTATACGCGCGCGCGCACGAAACGTGCACGCACACGCAAAGAGACAATAATCCAGAAAATAGAGAATGTGGAAAACTTGAGTTTTCAACACTTTCAACAGGTTTTCAACAACAAGTTGCACAAAGAAATTCGTCAAAATGACGAACATTCAACAATTCAACAAGTTTTCAACAAAGTTTTCAACATAGAAAAAGGCAATAAATAAACGTAGTAACGTTAAAAAAACGAGTTTTCAACACTTTCAACACTACTACTACTACTACTACAACAAGTTAATATAAAAAGAAAGCGAGGTGTCAACCGGCACAAGATAGACAAGGAAGCTTGTGCCGGTAACAAAAATGCCATGTACAAAACCATTAGTATTTCAGATGGACACGAAAAAACCGCAACTGTGGGGAAGTCTGGAAAACCTATCAAAGCAAGGACTACAAACGGACATCATGGACGGAATCAAAAAAGGAAAATTCGCATTGTTACCGTGCGGTAAGTGCGAATACTGTCGGAAACAGATGGCAGACCAATGGGCAACCAGAATAGAGCTAGAAGCCAAAGAGTGGGACGATGTGATTTTTCTAACGCTAACGTATGACGATGAACATATACCATACGGCGAGATACTAAAAGGCTACAGGAGCATCCAAAGCCAGACAGTAAGCAAACGAGACGTGCAGCTATTTCTAAAACGTCTACGGAAAGCGTACAAGAAACCGATAAAATATTTCCTAGCAGCTGAATATGGCGACAGAACAAAACGACCACACTATCACGCGATAGTATTTGGACTAAAACCACCGGATGCACAATGGTATAAAAACCAAAAGGGCAACAGCTACTTTAAAAGCGAGTGGTTGGAAAAAATATGGGGCAAAGGCATGATAGACTTTTCACCAGCACAACCAGGGAGTTTTGCATACGTGGCGCAGTACGTCAACAAAAAAGCCATAGGTGCAGAGCAAGCAGCAAAATACTGGATGGAAGGTCGAGAACCGGAGTTTAGAATCATGTCGAAAGGCATCGGCGAAAAGTATCTAAAAGAACACAAAGAAGAAATTTTGAAAACAGATAGCATCATATGCGCGGGAGGACGCGAGAAAAGGCCTCCACGCTATTTTGATAAGATTCTAGATAAGGATACCAGCCAAGACACAGAAAGCTATTTTAGGGCACATTCTGACGAGCTGAGAGAGGTTAGAGCCAGACGCAGACGCAGCGCAATACAAAGTTTAGTCAATCTCGAACAGAGCACAAGCGTGGATTATGAAACCTATCTCAACATTCAGAAAGAAAAGGACAAGCTAAGGCAAAAGTGGCGTGAACCAAAAGCATGACGCGCACAGCGCTTACAATGAAAGAATTAGCCGAGCTCCGCATGCGCTACGCACGGCAGAGCGCTAAAGCGCTTTCAAACCAGAGGAGCAAAACCGGGTTACTAATATATCAATTAAAATTCTAAAAAAACTTGATTTTTTTTTCAAAAAATGATATAATTAATTACAGAAAGGAAGGTGCAAACCATGATGCACATGTATGAAATCCGAAAGCTAGAAAAAGACGGAAAAGTAACCACCATCCGACTAATCACAGCAGAGCCAAAATCAGCAAAGAAAGCATTCAAAGAATACGCAGAAGCAAATCCGGGAATATACACTTTATACCAAATCCGCAAAGTAGAAGCATGCTTCACAGAAAAAGAGGGTTGACGAAAATGATTAAAAGCTATATCATGGACACGGATGGAAACGTAAAACTGGCAAGACACTTCAAAGTAAAAGAATTTGCTTGCAAAGACGGCAGCCAAGTAGTGTTCATAGACGATCACCTATACACCATTCTAGACATCCTCCGACATAAGCTAGGAAAACCAGTCATTATTACAAGCGGATACAGAACACCAGAGTGGAACAAAAAATGCAACGGAGCAAAATACAGCTATCATATGCGCGGTATGGCGGCAGATATCAGGGTCGATGGTATAAGCCCAAAAGAGCTTGCCAACAAACTGGATGAAATCGTCCCGGATGAATGCGGCATTATCGTATACAACAACTGGGTGCACTTTGATGTACGCTTC